ACAGCGCCGCCATCGCAGGCGGGATCTGAGGACTCTTGGTGTAGGCCACCGGCCCGGCTACCTGCTGGCTGCCATCTGCGCCCGTGATCGGGTTCACCAGCAGATAGGGATAGTTGCGCAGGTTGTCCTCGGCCCACATCACCTGGTGGCCGGCGACCTGCTCAGGCACCAGGATCGGCTTCTCGACGCTCGACAGCGCACTGATCTCGCCGAGTTTGGACAACTGCATGTTCTTCAGGCGCTGCGCATCCTTGGCGAAGCGCACCACACCTGAGCAACGCTCAATGTTGTCGATGAACCAGCGCTTGCCATAGATCGGCACGATGGGGATGCAGTTGCCGGCGATGTAGCCAGCGTCATCCAACACCTTGCCACCGGACATGATGTACTTGTGGACCTTCTTGCGCTTGACCTTCTTCTGGCGCACCTCGATGCTGCCAATCGCCGACAGCGTGGCCTCCAACTCGGGGTCGTTCTCGAAGTCAAACTCGCTGTACCGCTCCTCGGTGCCGTCGATGGCCTGGAAGACGCGGATCGTCTCGGGCTTGTACTCGACGCGGTAGTACTCGGCCACGAACACCACATCTGGTGTGCACCAGTCAAACTCGTACTGGTGGATCTCCTTGGGCCATGTAGTCGGATCGTCCCCGTACTCAGCCTTGTAGGCGTCGCGGGTCATGCTGGTCAGCACGAAGCATCGCTTGGCGTCTGCCTTGTCCTGACGCTTGGCGTCGAGGTCGAAGAACACGCTGCTGTCGGCGTCGAAGATCGGCTCGATGTAGATGCGCTGATGATCGGTCTCGTCGTCTTCCTCGTCTTCGTAGGCCGTGCGCAGACGCCAGGCGCCAAACCCGCCCGTGATCGCTTCGTCGAAAGCGTTGTCGTACGCCTCGTTGGCGGTACTGTCCTGCTCGTCGGCGCGGTAGAGTTTGTTGCAAGTGTCGGCCAGGCTTGTCGCGTCGGTGCCGTCCTTGCTGATGAAGTCCACCGTGACGCGGTTGTTGCGATACTCGTTGATGATCCGAGTAATGGCCAGGGCGATCTTGTTGACCTCGAACCGCGGTTTGTTCTCAAACTGATCGCCAAGCGGGCCTTCCCATGTGGCACCCGAAATAGTGGCGAATCGTCTGTCTTGCAAACACTGCAGCCGCTCGTCACGAACCGCGGTTTGGATGTTGTCGAACTCCCGCAGTGCTTCCTGATGGATAGTCGAGAGGCGCTGATCGTTCGAGATGCGTGCCATGTCAGGCCCTTTGCTGAGTGCCCCAGAAGTTTACAACCGGCTTGGCATAGTACGAAGGTGCGGCTGCAGAGTATGACATGCCACTCGCGTCGGTGTTGACCGGGAACGCGAAGGTAACGGCGATGGCGTCGGCCGCGTCGGGTGAGGCAAGTCCTCGGGCCTTCATCTCCTTCTTCGACTCCAGGAACAGTTTACCCGAGGAGTCGGGCTTAACTCGCGGGCCTACAAGGTCGTCACGCAACTGCTTGTCCTGTGGAACGCTGGCTGTCTTGAGCCACTCCTTGACCGCGCCCCACATCTCTGAGCGTCGGTTTCCCCAGGTGATGGGGCGCAGCGCCTTCCAGCCGAAGTTCACACCGCGCACCTTGTAACGCTGCTCGTTGAGTCTGTCAAGAATGCCGTAGCCCAGGCCACCCTCGTCGATGACGGTCATGGCCGGCCGGTACTGCTCGATGGCGGCGATGACGTGTCCGACCACCGTCATGGTGTCGTCGCCCTTGTAGCGCAAGATCCGCGTGATGTCCCGCCCCTGGCGCACGACGATGACGGTCGAGTCGGCCCCGCCCCGGGCCGGGTCCACGCCGATGATGATCGGTGCGCTCATGTCCTTGTGCGGCGGCCGGCGCATCGCCTCGTCCACCAGCGCCAGGTTGATGAACTGGTCATCGCCGGTCGATGGGAACTCACCGTAGACCTCGATGCGTGCCTCGCGGCTGTCCTCACCGTACTCGGCGATGATCTGCTCGTAGACCACCTTGTCGGTGCCCTCGACCGTGCGAGCGTCGATGTTGCGCGTGACCCAGAAGTCCCGCTTGCCGTTGAAGCACTCGTAGAAGTACCCGGTGTTGCGCCGGGGGTTACTGAACGCGAGCCAGTACCGGTCGACGATGGGCTCGGTGAAGAAGCCCGCGGCCACTGACCAGATCCCGTCCGGGATGCCGCTCGCCTCGTCGAAGATGACCATCATGCCGTCCTGGTTGTGCACCCCGGCGTAGGCATCTGGGTTCTCCTCCGACCACAACTTCCCCTCGGCGCCCCAGTAACGAGTGCCCTTCTTGAGGTCCCGCTCGACCAGCGTGGTCATCCACGCCGCGGGTACGAGCTTGGTCGCCGACGGTTCCCACCAGTGGGCGTTGATGATCATCGTGGCCCACTTGGTCAGCTCACCCCAGGTCACGTTGCGCAACTGGCTCTCGCTGTTCGCCGAGACGATGACGGTCGATCCGATGCGAGTGGTGAGCATCCACAAGATGAGCCACGACACCAGTGCGCTCTTCCCGATCCCCCGCCCCGAGGCCACCGCTGCACGCAGGGCCTGCAGCACGGCGTCAGGCGCCCGGTTCTCCCGGATGTGCTTGGTGATCGTCCTGAGCACGTCCCTCTGCCAGCGGCGCGGTCCGCTGAACCGTTCCAGCGGGGTGTTCTTCTGCCCCCACGGGAACGCGAACAGCACGAACGCCTCGGGGTCATCGACGATGGTCTGCGACCACAACTGAGACATGAGCATCTGCTCATCGTCGGGCGCGTAACGCGGCTGCTGTGCCATCAGTCGTTGCGGTCGTTGTGCTCGATCTGAGGCGTGTCCACCCCATCATCGATGTCCACCGTCGTCACGTCCGTCAGCAGCCGGGAGCGTGCCTGCTCCAGTGCTGCGGTGATGCTGATCGACTGGTTGACCTCCACCTGCTTGATGTCGCCATACTGCCTGCGATTGTCAGCGCCCATGAGCCACTTGTAGGTGTCGATCTTGAGCTTGGACCGCGCTACGTCCTCGACGCTGTCCTCAGCCTCGGCAATCTCGACGATGCGTCCCGCCCACCACTCCGTGCGAAGCTCCTTCGCCTCCTTGTAGCGTTCGTAACGCTGGGGGTCACGCTTGATCCACCTCCAGAAGGCGTCGTACTCGATGTCGCGCAGATCGTCCCTGACGATGGCGTTGAGCGAGCGCCCCTTGGTCATTTCCGTCAGCACACGCTCGAACATGGCCGCGAACGAGGCATCGAGGAGCGCACGGGTGGCTCGACGATGTTCTGCAGGGTCGAGTAATGGCGTCTGCGTTGCGACGCTGTGACTGGTCGAGTTGTGGTCGAGTTGGGCTGGTGCCAGCCAGTCAGGGATAGACGGCTGAGCGAGGGCCTGGGTTTGCTGCTCCATGCTGGGATGGTAGCACGGGTGTAGTTCGAGTTGGCAACCGTGGTTTGCTGTGTCGCAGTGTCACTGGTAAGGATGATGGCAATGAGTCAATGGGTTATTGGTTAATTTGTCATTTGAAAAAATTGTGCGCGGGTCCTACGTTTTTGGTCACGGCCCCGCCGCCAATCGTTGGGGTACCCCCAGCACCCTTGATCCACCAGGTCAACTACCAGGCAGCATCCCGTCGCCACCAGGCAGCATCCCGTCGCCACCAGGGCAGCATTGACCCATTGGCGCAGCTACCAGGGCGCAACCAGGGCAGCATTGACCCATTGGAGCGGGTTTAGCGTGTCAATGGGGTCTATCGAATTGATCTAGTGCAACCTGTGACACTGTGCCTTTGCGACCCGGGGGTCCAAATTGAATTGACCCATCTGTCATATTTACCCGCATCCCCCCACCCCGGTTCTAGTCACACTGTCACAGTCTCTACCCACTCACTCATTGACACAAAAGGGCTTGCACTCGTTGAAACAACCATGCTATGATTCGTTCAACGGGTCAACGGTTGACCCGGGCAACCAGAAGGAAACCAGACCATGAACAAGTCCGAACAAAGGGAAGTCTCCCGCATCATCGCCTATTCCTCGCACCTTGGCGCAGACTACGCAGCACGTGCACTCTCTGCCCTGTACCGTGCGAGCTTGCGCAAGAGCGCCAAGGTGGAGATGCTCTCCCTCGCTATCGCCTACGGGTGGAACAAGTCTCCCGAATTCATCATCTAACACCAACCCGGCGGGGAGCGATCCCCGCCCATCATCGGAGCCCTTGCCATGATCCATCCTCGCATCCTCTCTCACTACCTCTTCAATCGCACAGAGTGCCAAGCCTGCCCCGTCGATGCATGCGCAGACTGCGCGCACTTCTGGGGTATCCATGTGCGCACTTTGTCGGCATTCCTTCGTGCTGTCGGCGTGGACGCTGATCATCTTCGTAACATCTAAGGAGCAAACCATCATGCGCCCACGTCCCATTGACTACCTGTTCTCGATCGCATTCGGGCTTGCACTCGCATGCCTGATCGCTGCGGGTATCTGACAACAATCACTCACACCACATTGAAGGAGAACCATCATGCAATTTGAAACCTACACCTACACAATCGGCGCTCACTTCCTGCCCGCGCTCATCAACGGCGACGAAACCGGGCTTTCGATTCAGGATCAAAACGCGCTCGCATCGTTCGACGCTAATTTGCCCGGTGCGGGTCATTGGTCATGCGGTGACGCTGACGAATTCGATTTCGCCCGCTGTGACGTCACCGACATGATGAGCGCCGTTGTCGTCTGTCAATACCTTGTGCCCGTTGCCGCCTAATCACTCAACCACATCGAAGGAGATCAATCATGACAACCTATTGGGAAACCATCCACACTGACACCATCGACGGATTCGACATCATCGTTTCGGTCGCACCGGAAGAAGATGATCCACGCGATCATTTCGATGATGACGGCGAGACGGCGCAAGCAATCGCCGATGGCGTATTCGACTGGTTCATGGTGCGAGTCGAAGCACACAAAGCCGGCGCCGTGCTCGGCAGTAACTATCTCGGCGGATGCTGTTACGAGAGCCCGATGGCATTCGTCCGTGCCAATGACTATTACGCCGATATGGTGCAAAACGTCATCATCGACGCCCGCGAGACCATCCGCAAGATCAACGCCTAATCAACCACATCGAAGGAGATCAATCATGACTGACCGCACCTACAACGGATGGACTAACCGCGCTACATGGTTAGTCAATGTCTGGTTCAACCCCGAGTCACGCGAGGATGTCGAATCCGCCCGCTACGCTATCGAAGAGGCTGAGGAGTCCATCCCTGACTTCATGCGCGACTTCTTGTGCACCGATGAGATTAACTGGGACGAACTGATGGAGCACTTCGAAGAGGAGACCGAAGAGGAGTCCGAAGAATGAGCGCCAGCAACCCAATGCACCGGGAACCCCCAGCACGAACCCCAAAGTGGCCCTTGTGGCCCTTCCCCGTGCAACCCCTTGCCTACCCTCTCGCTCCACCAATCGAGCGCCCCATTCGTCCGGTTAAGCCCGACCATGCATCGTTGCCAGATGCACCATTCTGAAAGGATATCGAATGACAACCGCAAAGGATGATCTATTGGCCGCCCTGCAGGCCCTCATGGCCCTGGACGTCAAGGGCCACGCCCTGGCCGATCGACTGCAGTTTTCCGATGCTGGTCGCGCTCTGCTAAACCAGTGCCGCGCCGCTATCAATCGAGCCACTACGGAGGACGCAACCTATAACGCGCGCCGGATCGGCTGGGAACTGGAGCACGTCGAATGATCATCGCCATCATCGCCGCCCTGGCCGCCGCCATCATCGCCGCTATTCTTCTGGACGACTAACCCCATGACCACACAATCGAACGAACCCAAAGCCCCTAAGCCCGTTGGCCGCCCCCGGGTCAACGCCAAGCGGGAGACACCCGCCAGCGCCCGTCTCCTGGCCACGCAGACCCGGCTGGGCCTGACGGACGCCAGCATGGCCCGGTATCTTGGTGTGCCCGTCTCTACGTGGCGCAACTGGGCCTGTGGGCACCGGGAGCCGGGAGCCGTCACCGCTCGCCTGCTCGACGTGCTGGACGCCGTGGAGTGTCTGGCGCCTGACATGCACAAGCACTTGCTGCCATGAGAGTGCTCATCGCCTGCGAGTACTCAGGCACCGTGCGGGATGCGTTTCTGGCACGGGGTCATGACGCCATGTCATGTGACCTCTTGCCCACTGACGCACCGGGCCCGCACTGGTGCGGTGACGTGCGCGACGTGCTAGGGATGGGCTGGGATCTCATGATCGCTCACCCTCCCTGCACTCACCTAGCCGTGAGCGGGGCGCGGTGGTTCGACAAGAAACGCGAGGAACAGGCCGCCGCCCTGGACTTTGTGCGCCTGCTCATGGACGCGCCCATCGAGCGGATCGCCATCGAGAACCCCGTCTCGATCATCTCCAGCCGCATCCGCAAGCCCGACCAGATCATCCAGCCCTATGAGCACGGGCATGAGGCCACAAAGACAACGTGCTTGTGGCTCAAGGGGCTGCCCCATCTCAAACCCTCGAACATCGTCGGCAAGGGGGCGCGGCACGTCACCAAAAGCGGGCGCAGCCTGCCCGAGTGGTACAACCTGCCGCCATCGGCGGACAGGTGGAAAATCCGCAGCGCCACCTTTCCGGGGATCGCTGCGGCCATGGCGGACCAGTGGGGCGCTCAAGCCGCCTTTTGATCCTTTTCATCCTCTTCGTCCATCCACTCCTCGAAGTGCGGCACCGTGCGCCGCTCAAGGCCCGCGATGGTGCGCCGCTCATCCTCGGCCCGCTGGCGAGCCTTGATGATCTCGGTCCTCTGTTTGTCGAACGCATTCACCAGCGCCGGGTTAATGGCCCACTCGGCCTGATGGAGGTGTTCCCTCGACCCATCATCGAGCCGCACCACCCAGCCGGCTTCTTCTAGGGTCTGCATCGCACCGATGACCATGCGGTCCTGCAGGATGGCGCTCTGCACCTTCTCCATGCGCCGCCGTGCGCCTCGTTTGACCTCGCTGAGGGTCACCGCGGTCTTCCCGGCGCAGTGGTACAGCAGCCAGCCCTGCACCCAGATATCGAACGAATCCCCGGTGAACTCTGCCAGCGTGTACCGCAGCGCCGGGATCACATAGCCCCGCACCATGCTGATGGCCTGTTCGAGCGTGGAGCGGCTGACGATGCTGCTGAAGGGGGTCTCGATGACATGGAACAGCAGCGCGAGGCGGGCCGCAGTGCCCTCCAGCTTCCCGTAGGCGGTCAGGAACGCCGGGTCCGCCTCCAGCACCACCTCGTCACGCTTGGACTGCTCGAACCACAACTGAAACTCTCGAAACAGCGTGAACGCATCCGGGGCCAGCGTGTAGGTCTGCGCTGGGAGCGAGTAGACCAGGCGCACTAGCTGATCCCACCCAGCCGAGTGCGCAGGCGGGCCAGGCTCCCCGCGCCGGGTCTTGCGCGTGTCCAGGATGCCGGGGATGAACCGCTGCAACAGGCCGTCGGTGGCCAGCGCCTCCACCGTCGCCCGGTAGACCAGCGGCTGGATGTTGCCGTAGACGCTGACAGCGAAGCACTCGGCGATGATCGCACCACCACCCACCCGGTCATACTCGTACCGCCTCGCCTCGTACGCCTGCACCCAGGTCGAGCGGTCCTCGCCGCTGTTGCGGTCACTCATCTTCTTCGTCCAGGCGGCCATCTCGTCCAGGTAGCACAGCAGGCCACGCGGCCGCTCCGCCGCGTACCGCACCAGCTTCTGGCTGGTGATATCACTCACCTTCAGGCGCAGCGGCTGGGGCTGCGGTGGCAGGTCTGACACGGTGGGTAGCGCCGTGTTCCCCGTGACATCAAGGCTGGAGGCGGCGTCGAGGAATTCCTTCTTGCTCACCGCGTGCCTGGCCTCCAGCGCCTCCCAGTCGAGCATGCGCTTCTTGAAGGCCGGGTAGTCCTCGGCCTCGATCTGGTGCAGCACCTCGACCATCGGTGATGCGCCCGGGGTCTTCTTGTCTGCGGGTGAGCCGATGGTCATCAGCCAGATGATGGGCGGCACCTCGTAGCCCTCCATCAGGCGCAGCCGCGAGCGGGCATCGATGGCACCGGCCACCGCCGCCAGGCCACTAAACAGCGGCACGATGGGGTCGCACCCGATGTGCTCGCTGACCTCGGTGGCCCGGTCGGCCAGGGCCTGCGGCCACCACTCCACGCGCATCACGGGCGCGGGCACCCGACTTGACTCGATCAGCACCTGCGGCTCGGTCAGCGCCTCGGCGGGCTTGAACAGGGCCGAGGCGTCCACCGGGGGCTTCACCCATCCCGACTGCCGGGCCAGGTGGAACAAACTGCCCAACTTGACCTGCGTGGCCTTGTCGGATTTGAACGAGCGCCACTGTGCACCGATGGCGCGGTCACCCGGGTACTTCTCGACGCTCTTGGCGCTCCACTGCTGCCAGGTGGTGAACGCGCCATCGAGGTCGTTGGTCTGCGTGCCTGCCCAGTGCAGCGCCATCCCGCAGGTGATCCACTCATCGCGGCTAACATCGGGACTGATGCTGTCCAGTGCGCTGCGAATCTCGTCCCAGTTCACCTCGATGGACTCGGTGGGCTGCACAGGCTCGGGTGCGGGCTCATCGAGAAGCGCCTGCCACAGATCGACCAGTGCTGGCGGGATCAGCGGCAGGCGCATCCAGTGCCCGCGGCCAGCCCATCGGTAGGGCTGCTGCGTGTCGGGATGGATGCTCGGCGGCAGCACGTCCTGCACCGTCAGCCCCTCGGCGGTGGCGCAGCGTAGCTCGAACGAGGTGCCACCCTCGACGCTGACCTTTTTGCTCGGCAGCGCCAGGCCGAAGGGCATCGCGTACAGCAGCTTGCCGTGCCCCTGCCGCCCGCTGTCCACGATCACCGCATCGGGCGCATCGTAGAGTGCAGCGAGGTCAACGCCGAAGACGCCCAGCATCGGCGCGGCGGTGGCCCAGTTGTCGATGTCCAAGGCCATCGTGGCGCTGTAGGCGTGGGACAGCCCGATGCCGTGCTGCGGGGGCAGATCAGCCTGCGAGCGCAGCGCCGACTCGCGCCGGTTCCACCCCACGGTGCGCGGCCCCTTGGTGCCCGGTGGGATGGGCACAAGTGACCACCCGTGTCTGATGTAGGCGTCAACCGACGCGGGATGTTGCACAGTGTTGGGGATTGTCATACGATGTGATGGCAGGTCAACCTGCGTCTCCTCCTTCGATGTTGCACCCCGCCAGGTTCACGCTTGGCGGGGTTCTTTTTTGGGTCATGCTTGCCCCTCCGCTTTGGCGATGGCGGCGCGGGGCGACCCACGCTTGCTCTTCAGGTGTCCGTCACGCAAGAGCAAGCGGATTTCCACCAAACGCTCATTGATGGCGTGCCGTATCGGCGTGTCGCCTATGGCGTCGTTCTCCATTTCCAAAGTGTCGATGCGACGTTGCATAGCAGACAACTGCTGCTTAGTGATTCCAAGGTTCATGTGTTCCTCTCTGCCGCATTGATGGCGGCGCACGCTTTTGCTTCTGTGTAATACGCATCCATTGAGCCTGTGTTAGCCAGTGTTTGGCCGACGTATGGTAGGCACTCCTTCAGCGCCTCCAACAATTCCTGATTCACCGCCTGTGAGATGACCATCTCCACAAGCTCCCGCAGAGCGCGAGAGGGTGCAAACCCGTAGATGTTGCACACGTTTCGGAATTGCTCGTCCGTCATTTCCAATCGTCCCCATCAAGGCGTTGCTGCACCGGCTCTTCCCGAGTCATCGTCTCCAACTGCGTGCGCAGCCGCTCGATGCGGGTCTCATGGTAGATGACCATCGCATTCGCATAGTCGCGACCCGTCTGCGCCTCACGCAGCCCACGCTTGGCTTGGTCCAACTCTCGGGCAATCTCCTCCTCATGGCTCGGGGTGCGGAAAGGGTTGAGCAGTTTCATTTGCGTCTCCTGTTGCAAAAAGGTGCTTGCATCGTAGCACTGATGTGATAGGATGTGCAACATGAACAAGCGAACCACTTTCCTTACGGTGCGGCTGCAGCAGCAGACGCACCACGCGTTCCGCGAAAAGGCAGCCCGATACGGAGGCGTATCGGAGGTCTTGCGCGAACTGGTTGAGGCGTTCATCGAGGACCGCCTAACCGTAATCCCACCCGTAACCCCGAAGAAGGAGTCACTGTATGTCGCTCGAAGCGAAAATTGAAGACCTGACCGCTGCCATCCACGCACTGGTCGCTGCGATGGGCGCTCGCCCCGTCGCCGCACCCGCTGCACCCCCCGCTGTTGTCCACCTCGCACCCGCACCGCTTGTGCCTGCACCGGCCCCAGTCGCCGCAGCGCCTGCGATGCCCGCGCCGCCTGTGTTCGAGGTGCCTGCACCCGCACCGGCCGCCACGCTGCCCAAGGCACCGTTCACCGATCAGAAAAGTCTGATCGACTACGTGATGTCGTCCTACAAGACCCTCGGCGTGGCCAAGGGTGCACAGATCCAGCAGGTTCTGGTC